GTTAAGGATAGATTAAACGCTTTAAATAGAAAGCTATTAAATGCTAACGGTAAGATAGGAATGACAGTAGATCCCAAGTGTAATTATTTAATTAAAGATTTAGAACAGTGCCAAAGAGATAAGAACGGCTCATTAGATAAGTCTGACGCTGCTTTGTCCCATGCGTTAGATGCTTGCTCATACTTGATTGATATGAAGTGGCCGATTGAAAGAAAAGTAGGGCGGTCAATCAGGTGGTAGAATTCTTATTAGGTCTAAGTGCGATGTTTAATGTCGCATTTATTTTTATGTGGATTATAGGGGTAAGGATAAACAAGAAACAGGAAGAAATAAAAGAGCAATTTGAGCAGGATTTCGGGAGGCAGTTGACGAAATATTTTGAGAATTGGATGTATAAAGCATGAAATCAGTTAATACAGTTGTTATACCCGAATACAGTGAACAGCTAGTCTTAGAGTCAATTCGCAGGGCTAGGGAGAACTTACAATCTAAAGAGAACGCAAAGAAGGCAACCGCTTTAGACTTCTACTATAATAGGAATATGGATACGCATTTAGAGCAGTGGTTTCCTGGGGAATCATTAAGCCAAGTGCCAATGTTCCCTATGCGATTAGTTCCACGCTTTGCCAGGGCTAGAATGTTATTGCTCAAGAATGAGATTAAAAGATTTATAGGCGGTGAAGAGTCTGAGGACTATAGAGATTTGGTTTATCAGTTGAATTCTAAGATGCGTGAGTTCGGTGAAGTGGCCTGGCTGTTAGGGCATTGTCATTTACGGTCTAAGTGGAATGAAAGAAGGGATCGTATTGAATACGACATCCTGCCTTTCGTAAAGGAATACTATGTAAGGGGTGAGTCTGAGCCGTTTGCTTATTCTTATGAAGTCGAAAAGATGGGTAATAACAGGCAGTTTGTTTTCTGGTCCGAATCAAGGGATGGCGAGAAAGGGCTGCATTTCTTATACGATCAAGCAGGGAAAGTAGTTCCTATTCCTGGAGGTGATGGGTTCAACCCTTATGACATATTACCTATTAGCAGGATACGCAATAATTCTGATGCTTCTGATGTAGTCAGGTGTGCAGTTCAAATAGGTATAGCCATGACCGAAATTGCTCTTGGAGTTCGATTCAGTCTAGGCCAGCCAGTGATAACAGGTATCCATGAATCTCAATCACAGATTAAATCGGGAATAGACAAAGCTATATTACTACCAGAGGGTGCATCATTTTCTTATGTAAGTCCTACGGGATCATTAACAGCTATGGTAGAAAGTGTAAAAGCCTTTGCTGATATGTGCAGCCAAAATCATTCATTAAAGATTAAGTGGGGTGACGCAGGGCAAGTACAGTCAGGGATCGCATTGGCAATACAAGATATAGAAAATTTAGAATCAAGAAAAAGTGACATCCCCTTATGGAGAGAATGGGAGAACTCAAGATATGAGATTGATCAAAAGATTATTGAAGTACATACAGGTAAAAGCCTATCTGAAGATTATTCGGTGGACTACGGTGAGGTGAATTACCCCTTAAGTGAGAAAGACCGCTTAGAAGTTCTTAGGATAAAACACGAAATGGGCATTATAGACCAGGAAGATATTATAAGGGAATTCAACCCAGATATAAGTGATGAAGAATTACAGGAAAAATTAAGCCAAATGAACGCTAATAAAAGATTAGAGAATGAGGCCCAAGCACCCAGGACACCACTAGAGAGATTAATCAATGCCTAATCCAGTAGAAAGATTCTCAAGCCAAATAGGTAAAGTGGAAGCATCACTGTATGCAGACCTTAATAAAATAGCCAGCCAGTTGAATCAATTATCAGATACTGAGCTGATTAACATAATAAGGGAAGTGAATTTCTTTCAGGATTTATTAGACCGCGGATATGCAGACGCTGTTAACGGTCTTATTGACTCTTATGGGGATAATCTATCAAAGATTGTAAAAGAAGCCCGTAAACGGGGGATTAGGGACATTGGTGGGGCAACCGTGAGCCAATTAGAGCTGTTACAAGAGCTAGACACCAGGACTTTACTAGGAAGTGCTAAATCTTTTTCAGATCGTTTAACTAATGAATTGTTTTCAGGGATCGTGTCAGGGGAAAATATTAGTTCAATAGTAGAACGGTTGAGTGAAACAAAATTACTCCCCCATCAACTGAATGTAGCTGTTTATGACAGCTTTAAACAATTCGATGACTTGGCGAGGTACAAAGTATTTGAAGGTGCTGATGTTACCTGGACTTATGATGGGCCATTTGATGATAAGACTAGAGATGCTTGTAGAAAAACAATAGAAAATGAAATTGAAGATGGGCCTTATACAGAAGAAAAAGCAGCTGCATCAGGTACACCCTTTGGTGTTCGTGGTGGTTTTAACTGCCGTCATTCTTGGTTGGTTTATGCGGGCTAAAGACATACCGACATTCCCTAAATCAATATGGGAAAAGATAGGCGGTAAGACTGCTACTCGCATTATTAAAGACGCAGGTAAGGGTATTGGTGCTGATGGGAAAAGTTTCCCGAAATATTCAGCAAAGTATGCAGCGGCTAAAATGAAAGGTTTTAAAGATACCCAAGTTAGTTTTACTACTAGAAGCGGAAAGCACGTCAACTTTATTGCACACAACCCACCTGAAAGTTTAAGGGGTATCCCTTTAAATAAACAAATTAACCCACCGAATTTGAAGTTGACAGGGGTAATGCTGAACTCTATTAAATCACGCAAAGCAACTAAAACTGGTGTAGAAATAGAATTTAGAGATGGGTTAAAAGTGCAGGGTAATGCTAAGAACAAAAGAGATATATACGGTGTCAGCCCTAAAAATGAAGATTTAATTATGAAAGATTTGGGCGTTTACTTAGGAAAACAAATTGATAAGTACGCCAAAATACCAATCAATATAAAGGTTGGATAACTCAAACAAGAGGTAAAAATGGAAGAACAACAAGTCGAGAATCAAGACGTTAAAGAGATCCCCGTTGAAGCTGACAACGAAGAAAAACAGGCCGTCGATGGAGTTCCTTATTCACGATTCCAGGAAGTAAACGACGCTAAAAACACATTGAGAGATGAACTAGATACCTTGAAGCAGCAGATCGAAAGCGACAAAGAAGATAGAAAGCTCAAAGAGCTTGAATCTAAAGGTGAATATGAAACGATTATGCAAGAGATGAAGGGTAAGCTAGATATGGCCAATAGAAAGGCAGCAGCTTTTGATGAATATCAGACAAATCGCAGAGATGCGTTATTATCGTTATTGCCTGAAGAAGATCGTGATGTCTATGATGGGCTTCCACTTGAAAAACTGGAACTTCATGTAGAGCGTATTAAGACGAGGCCTAAACCAGCCTCAACCGATAATGCAAAACCGTCTGCGATGGGTGGATTTGCTACATACGAAGAATGGGCTGCTTTCGATCCCGAGGGATATGAAAAAGCCAACACTGCTCAAACATCTGGCAAGATAAAGGTCGGATACGGTGGCTAATCTTCTAAAAGAAAAACTCGATCCCAACAATGATCTCCAGGATAAAAAAGTTGATGGAGGTAAGGATATTGAATGTTCTTACAAAGGAAAAAATGTTAGTTATGATGACTACATTGATATTTATGAGGAGCGTGGAGAGAGAGTTCAAAAAGGAAAGAAGCCAAACAGCATTGGAATCTTTAGTGGTTGGGGAACTGGTACATTGAAAAAGCCTTATGAATAATTTAACAACCTTACTTGATTGCGTAGATCATAAGACATCTGCGTATTGATAGGATGGTTTAACTAAGGGAGTTTGAAGCTATGGCTGAAACAGATACTGGCGTAGCCCAGGGTGGTCTAGGTAAGATTATCGGGGACGCCGTGATAGCTTTTAATCACGTCAATGTGATGTACCCTCTAGTGACTGCTAAACAGGCAGTTCAAGGGGCAATAACAGTTCAATTCCCTGACTATACAAAAGTCGCATCAAGTAGTGTGGCCGCAGTAGCTGATGGAGTTGATGAAGCTGATGTTACATCAATTACAACCGCTGCTCGTAGTGCTACAATTAGTGAGCACGTTATTCGGGCTGATGTAACTGATTTAGCTCGTATGGGTAATGCCGATGACCTTACTGGTAATGTGGGTCAAATACTTGGCAATGCCGTTGCAGCTAAATTAGATGATGACTGTGTAGAGTTAGGTAAAACCTTTTCACAAACGGAATGTGGTGCAGGGACTAGCCTTGCATTAAGCCACGCCTTCGGAGCTATGAGACAGCTCAGAGCGGCTGGAGCCCCATTTCCGTACAACCTAGTCATGAG